AATATCAACCACAAAGAACACAAGAATTAAAATTATATTATGAAGATGAATTACAAAGAGCTTTAGTTGAAGATGGTTCTTCTTCTAGTTCTTTCATAACCCCAAAAAATTATTATCCAAATGTCTAATTTTTCAAAAGGTAAATACGCACAATTTATTTCAGACCGTTCTGGTATGGCATTTCCATATAAAGAAATGGTTAAAGAATGGAATGGATCAAGAGTTCACGTTTCTGAATTTGAACCAAAGCAACCACAATTAGAACCAAAACCACACGGTGCTGATCCACAAGGTTTACCTATGGCAAGACCTGATAGAACAGAACCAGAGACAGAAGATTTATTACAAACTAATCCATTTATTATTACGTCAGGGTCATCAACAATAAATGTTTTTGAACCTTCACACGGTAGAACGACAGGAGATATTGTTGTATTTAGAAATGTAGATGGAAGTCCTGGTGCATTAGCATATACTTTATTTGAAAATGCAAATGGATTTAGTATAACAGTAACAGGAACAGATAATTATACTTTTAATTTAGGAAGTACACCAACTTTATCTGGAAGATTTGGAGGACCATTTGTAACTGCAGGACCAGTTACATTAACACCATAATATGACATACGCAGAATTAGTACAAAAAATTAGAGATTACACAGAAGTTAGTTCAAACGTATTAACTTCAACTATTATAGATGGTTTCATTGAAGATGCTGAATTTAGAATTTTTAGAGATGTGGATTCAGATAATAACAGAAGATATGCAACCTCGTCTCTCGTTGCTGGCCAAAGGTATATAGATATACCTGATAATGCTTTAGTTATTAGATCAGCACAAATAACAGATATTGACCCAGCTACTTCACCTTCGACAGATAGAGGATTAATGGAGTATCGAGATACTAACTTTATGGCTGAATACAATCCAACAGATTCACAAGGAACACCTAAATATTGGAGTTACTGGGATCAGAATACAATCGTTTTTGCTCCTGTACCAGATCAAGCTTATACAATTCAGTTAAATTATATCTTGAAAGACGCTGGATTATCGAGTACAAATACTACAACATATCTAAGTACATATTTTCCCAATGGACTTTTATATGCAAGCCTAGTAGAGGCATTCAGTTTTCTAAAGGGTCCAGCTGACCTATTGCAATTATACGAAGGAAAGTATAAGCAAGCGGTTGAAGGATTTACTATAGAACAAATGGGAAGAAGAAGACGAGATGAATTTATACAAGATTCACCACGTTTACCTAAACAAGGATAAGGAGAAAAAAATATGGCAATAACACAAGCAATTGCGAACAGTTTTAAAAAGCAACTGTTAGAAGGTGATCACAACTTTGCATCAGCAGGTGGTGACGAATTCAAAATCGCTCTTTACACTTCTTCGGCTACTCTAAACTCAGCTACAACTGTGTATGCAAATACAAACGAAGTTTCAAACACAGGTCAATATGTAACTGGCGGTGGAGCTCTTGTTAATGCTGGAACTTCTATAACAGCTGGCGTAGCAAGATGTGACTTTAATGACAGATCATTTACTGGTGTGACATTAACAGCTAGAGGTGCATTAATTTATAATACATCAGCAGCTGTATCAAATTCAGCTGTAGCGGTATTAGATTTTGGATCAGACAAAACAGCTACTTCTGGAACTTTTACAATTCAATTTCCAGCGCCAACATCAACTGCAGCTATTTTAAGAATCTCTGGTTAATAGGAGGTAATCTCCTATGGTAGAATTTTTAGTTACAGTACCTGGTGGAACAGGTGGTGGTTATTATATTGATGGTGTTCAAAAACCTGTCATACCCGTTGTAACTGGCGGAACTTATAGATTTAATCAAAACGCTGCAAACAACAACGGCCATCCATTAATTTTATCTACTACAACTAGTACAGCTGGAATTATTTCAACAGGCGTAACTTATTATTTAGACGGCGCATCTAATCAAGCAAATTACACAAACACATCTTTATTCAACGCTGCAACTGTAAGATACGTAGAAATTACAGTCGCTCAAATATCAGATTTTTATTACATATGTAATGTTCACGGTTCAAGTATGGGTAACACTATGGATGTTACTGTTAATACTTGGGGTACACAAACTTGGGGATTTAATCAATGGAATGATTTATCTAATTTAGATTTTTCTGTTACAGGAATTCCTGTATCTTTAAATTTAAATTCAGTTACAGCTAATGCACAAATTAATCAAGGTTGGGGTTCTGATACTTGGGGCACTGAGACTTGGGGTATATCAGGTTTAGATATTCAATTAACTGGAATAGCATTAACTCTTTCATCAGGTTCACTTACAACTAAATCTGACACAAATTTTAACCTAACAGGTCAACAAGCAACCGTTTTTGCTGGCACTGGAACTGAAGCAAGTTCACAACTTATTCAACAAGTAACTGGTTTACCAATGGGTATGACGCTTCAATTTGAAGAAGTTGTTATTAATCTAACTGGAATAGGATTAACCACAAGCACTGGAACTGCAATTGGTAATGCAAATACTATTGCTGCAGTTTCTGCTAAATCAGCTTCTACTTGGAATGGAAATTACTCTTGGGGATTTGGTGTTTGGGGTAATGAACAAGTAACGACATTAGCAATGTCAATGCAGGAAGGAACTACTGATCCTGCGCCAGATGTATCTTTAACAGGTAATGCAGCTGCAATGTTCCTTGGTGAAGAAACAATCACAGGTGATGCTAATTTAGATTTAACAGGAATTTCATTAACATTTACATTAGGTACAGCGGTTGGAGATGCTAATACCATAGCAAGTCCTTCAGGTATTCTATTATCAATGCAAGAAGGTGATGAAGGAACTACTGCAAATGCTAGGGTTAATCTAACTGGAAATGCCTTGACAACGGCAACAGGTACTGTATATAATTTAATTTGGAATCAAGTAAATACGGGCACTACTTCTGCTTGGACTGAAGTTGACACCGCCGCTTAAACAGCAAAATTTAACGTTTGACAGTTTTGTCAGATTTTAATAAAAACATAAAATAAGAGGATAAAAATTTATGGCGAATTCAACTTCTGCTAATTTAAAATTAACCGTACAAGCCACTGGTGAAAACTCAGGAACTTGGGGTCAGATTACAAATACAAACTTATTAATTCTAGAACAAGCAATCGGTGGTTATTCTTCTGTTGCATTAAACGCAACTACAGGTGCTACATTAACTTATTCAAACGGTGCTTTATCAAATGGTAAAGATGCTGTTATCAAATTAACTGGAACAATTACAGGAAACGTAAACGTAGTTATTCCTGATTCAGTTGAAAAAACTTACATCATTGAAAATGCAACATCAGGTTCATTTGCAGTAACTGTTAAAACTTCATCAGGCACAGGTGTTACTTGGAGTGCAACTGATAAAGGTAAAAAAATGGTTTACTCTGATGGAACAAATGTTGTTGACACAGCTTTCACAGAAGTTTCATCTGACTACTCACCACAATTATCTGGTATCTTAGATACAAATGGTAATGACATCATTATTGATAATGGTGGAGCAATTGAAGACGATTCAAATAATGAATATGTAAAATTTGTAAAAACAGCAACAGCTGTAAATGAAGTTAGTGTTACCAACGCAGCAGCTTCTGGTGCTCCAGAAATTTCTGCAACAGGTGATGATACAGACATAGATTTAAAAATCACTCCGAAAGGTTCAGGAAAGTTAAATTTAGATGGAATCAAATTTCCAAACGCAGATGGTACTGTAGATCAAGTTCTAGTAACTGATGGTGCAGGTAATTTATCATTCGTAGACAACACAGGCGGAACAGCTTGGGTTGCTGTTAAGACATCAGGATTTACTGCTGTCGCAGGCGAAGGATATTTTTGTGATACATCTGGCGGAGCATTTACTGCAACATTACCAGCAACTCCAACTTTAGGAGATGAAGTAACTTTAGTTGACTATGCAGGAACATTTGACACAAACAATCTAACTGTAGGTAGAAACTCTGAAAACATTCAAGGTTCTGCTGCAGACTTAACTGTATCTGTAGAAAGAGCTGGTTTAACTTTAGTATATTCA